GTTTTCTACGTTCACCACCTTTAGCCAATATGTAAACGTATCTGTGTTTTCTTGGTTCTTTACGAATCCAAAAGGGTTTGTTTACCTGCTCTTGTATTTTCTTAGGGTCGTTTGTTTTGTACTGAGGAAATATGGTTTTACCATGTATCCACCTTCCATCTTCTTCAAACTTAAAACTCCAACTATCGTTGAATCTGAGTTTGTTACCCTGATAAATCCAATTAGTTGCTTGGTAGATTGTTCCAGCGTGCCCTTCTTTTGGGTCTGAGTAGGATATGAGTGCTTTTACTTTTGGAGCGTTTGTTCTCAACCAATCAAATGTTTGGGATAAGAACCAACTCTCAATATTTGAACCATACCCATCAAAAACAAACAACCGAACCAATTCTAATACTTCGGTTCTATCTAACGTTTCTGATATGGATTGTCCTGTTAATCTACCAATTGGGTCACCATAACATGCAACTCCAATCAACTTATCTGTTGAACCAAAGAACTGATGTGATTCATCTTCAACGTACAAACCCAATGCGTATGATACCTTTGTCCACAATCCACTATAATGGTTGTTGATTATGATATCCTTTGCTACCGATTTAGAAATCGGTCGGATTGTTAGTTTAGATGTATCACAATAGTTCTTTCCTTCTTCTTTCATTATTGGTATTTATCAAACTCGCCCACTAACAAATGTGTCCAAGTTTCATTCCTAACAATTCTACGAATATTCGCAGGTGATACTCCGTGATTTCTGGCTAAAACCCTAACATTCCTATGCCCAATCTTCCATAGTTTTCTGATAGTGGTTACCTGCTCTTCAGTAAGTTTATGTGCTGGATGTGATTCTCCTCTTAGAGCCATCCTAAACTTTTTCATCAAATGGTATTTGTGGTTGGAGTCGTTTTCTCTCCCACTCTTTATTGATGATTTTACCCAAATCAGGTTTGAAGTAGTTCGGTCCTTTTAGAATCTTACCATCTTCTCTTTTGATTGGTTTACCATCTTCACCCAACTTTGACATATTAGAACGATGTACCTCATCAAACACTTCTGCGATTACATTTTGCATTCCATGTGCTAACATCGTTCCCAATAGGATATAGAGTTGGTCTGCCAATGCATCTGCTACTTCTACTGGGTCATCATTACGATTTGCCTCTAAGTATTCATCCAACTCTTCTTTACCTAATCTATATCTCAGTTCGGCCAACTCATCAGTTTGAGTTGTGGGTTCGGACTCGATTGGGTGTCCATATACCAAATGAAATTCTTTTAGCTTATTTAATACTTCTTCCATAACTACTAATATACGAAATTATTTTGAAAATTCCAAATTATTTTGCGGCATCTAAATATGCCTGTTTTGGGTTTACTCCAATAAAGCGTTTAACTTCAGAATCACCATTTACCAATACAACGGTTGGTATGTTTCTTACATTGAACTTTTGTGCCAACTCAAATTCTTTATCTACATCTACTTTTTGAACAGGAACCTCAGCCGATACCTCATTCATTACCGGCCCTAACATTCTACACGGACCACACCATTGTGCTGAAAAATACAAATACTTCATTTTATTACTCCTTTATTGATTTAACCATCACACGACAAACAATCAGGGTCCATCGCTTGTGCGGCGATATCACCTCTTAGAACTGATTCTGTTCGTGTATAGTATAACGTTTTAACTCCTTGCTTCCAAGCCTCCATATGAACTTGATTCAACCACTTTGGTGTTGCTTGCGATGGAAACGCAAGATTAAGTGATACTGATTGGTCGATGTATTGTTGTCGTACACCCGCCTGTCTCACCAATTCCAATTGATTGATTTCTTTGAAAGTTTTGAATACATCTTTAACTGTATCCACTACTTTGCCCTCTTCACAATCAGATACATTTACAACTCTACCATCACAATATACCCAATTATCTAATTCATCAATACCTTGAATCGAACCACCATCAGATAAAATCTTATCCCACGTATCTTTATTATTGATACCTACTTTTCTAAGTACTTTTTCTAACTCTCTGTTCTTACGGATGAATGTACCTTTAGCAGTTTGTTCTGTGAACACATTGGCTGCCCAAGGTTCAATGCCTGGTGATACATTACCCGCCAACTTCGAATTAGATACTGTTGGTGCTACTGCTCTAAGGTGAGTATTTCTCATACCCGTACCAATACACCATAATGGTTCACCATATTCCTCAGCCAAATCTCTACTTGCTCTCTCAGATTCAATTTTCATTTGAGAAAAGATTCTACGAGTTTCAAACTGAGCAGTAAGTGAATCAAATGGTATTCCATTTTGTTGTAGGTATGTATGCCACCCCAACACACCCAATCCTAATGCTCTACCTTTTTCAGCTGAACGTACAGAATTTTCAAATCCTCTCATATTCTTTGCTCTCTGAATGAACTCTTCGAGTACACCATCCAAAAACCAAGTTGCTGTATAAATCAAATCAGTATGTTTCCACTCATCATATTTAGATAAGTTCAGAGATGATAAACAACAAACAAATGAGTGAGATTCATCGGTGTGGAGTGCAATCTCAGAACAAATGTTCGTCATAAACACTTTTAATCCGTTCTGCTTGTATGCTTCGGGATTTGCTTTATTAACATTCCCCTTATACATAATATAAGGTTCACCAGTTGCTTTTCTCTTCTGAAGTACCTTACCCCATCGTCTACGAGCTTCATCATCACCATCTTCTAATTTTCTCATAAACTTATCACCAACAATAACACATTGGTGTAAATTCAAACACTGTCGGTTTACATCACCTTTAGGTTCTCTAATCTCAATCCACTCATCGAAATCACCATGTTCGATATTTAGGTTAACCGATGCGGCACCTCTTCGTACACTACCCTGATTTGTGGCGAGGATGGTTGAATCATAAATTTTTGTGAATGGTACTACCCCATCAGATGTACCATTTTGAGTAATTCTACTCCCAGCAGGTCTGATTTGATTGATACCAATACCAACCCCACCCCCATGCTTAGCGAGTAACATCATCTCTAAGTTTTTCTGTCCGATTTCTTGGATTGAATCACCAACATCGATTCCGAAACAAGATATCGGAAGCCCTCTATCAGTCCCAGTATTGGATAGTACAGGAGTAGCCAAATTAAGCCAACCCCTCCAAATATAATCAAAAAACTTACTAGCGAGATGCGGTTTACCCAATCTCCTAGCGACTGCCGTTGAAACTCTCCAATAAGCATCTTTAGGGGTTTCACCCGCCAAAAGATATCCTTTTGAAATTGTTTTAACATAAATCTCTGTATTTCCCCAGTCAGGAAAATCAACTCCAATTTCCCAACCTAATTCTTCTCCAAAATTCTTCATAACTTTTTACCAAATATCGTTAAAATCTTCACCTTCGTTTGCCTTCGAATAATCAGTAGGTCTTACTGCGAAGAAATCAGTATGTGTAGTTCCACCTGTTAAATGATAGAACCAATCCAACTCTTCTGCTGATTTTGAATTGAATTCAAAAATAGGCTCGTATCCCAACTCTTTTAATTTTTCGTTTCCTCTTTTTGAGATGAAATTCTTCAAGTCCTTTGATTTGAGGTTTTCCAAATCCCCCATTTCAAACATCTTATCAATAAACTTATGTTCCATCTCAACCATAAATTTAGCTGCTTGTTCCACATCACCTCTAACCGAGTCAATCAACTCAGGATATTCATCACACATATGTCTAAACAACTGACATCCCATTTTTGAGTGTAGTGATTCATCTCTAACTGACCACTTCATCTGCTGACCGATTCCTTTTAGAAGATTTCTCATCTGAAAGGAATACAGTACAGCAAACGAACTATATAGTGATACACCTTCTGCAAAAGCTGAGAATATTGCTAACGAACGTGCCACTTCTTCCCTTGCCTTTGGATTAGTTGCCAAATCCTCATATGTCCAATCTACTGAAGTGGATGTTAGATATTCAAACTTTTCTGCAATTGCAGGTTCGTGTAGGAATGCCTCAAAATCTTCTAACCCCAATGATTCATTGAGATATGAATATGCGGTGGCATGAATTGTTTCTTGAGAACCAAACATCATTGCCATTTGTTTAATCTCATGCTTCGGAAACCACTTAGTTACCATAGTAGTCCAATAGTCGGATACAGCACATTCTGTTTGTGCGAATCCTAATAGGATATTACCAACTAAGTTCTTTTCAGATTCATTAAGATTTTCGTTCCAATCCTTCAAATCACCTTGCATTGGGATTTCAGTATGTAACCAAAATGCTTGTGCTTGTTTCAACCAACCTTCGGTGTAGTATTCTGGATATTCAAATGGTTTAAATGGTATTCTTTCTGTAAACAATTGTGCCATAGTATTGGTCTCTCTTTTTTTGTGTTCGAAATTCTGTTTGGGTGATAATATATAGTGGTTAGAAGTCAATATCTCCCTTCATATCGTTGTATTTTTGTAACAAATTCTTTCTTACTAAACTCTCCCCCTTTGACATATCACTTTGGGTTTTTTTACCATCAATGGAATCATCGGAATATATGTTAATTCTACCATTACTCATATTCGCTTTAGATGGTAGAGTCATCCCATCTGGCCCGAATCTATTTTTGATAACGTGCCATCTTCCAGTTCCCGCCAACTTATCCTCAATCTTTCTACTCAACGAAACCATAAAATCTGCAGTCATCAATTTAGAGAACGAACCTGCAATTTTTGTACCCGTAATAATATCATCTTCAGCCCCACTACGATTGATTTGAGATGCTGTATATAATGGGCATTCATACTCACCGGCAATACCTCTTAAACCCTCCACAATCTCTTCCAATTCTTCGTGTCTTTCTTTTCTACTATTACCCTTCAACAAATCAGCGTAATCCACAATGATAACATCTGGATTCTTTCCCTGCAATTTCAGTTTATCCAAAGATGCTCTAAGTGTATTTAACCCCGCCGATTTAGTAGGCCAATACTTAATAATCAGTTCACCACCCAAATTACCAACCTGAGTAGTTACATCTTCGATGTTGTATTTTAGATTAGGTACAGCAATCCCAGTCAACACCGCATCATATCTCTGCCCCACATATCCCTCATTCAACTCTAACGTATAGTGAACAACGGTCTTACCTAGCTTCGCCGCAGCCATACCTACATTCACCAATGCCCAAGATTTACCAATACCCGGAGGAGCGGCAAAGATAATCAACTCCCCCTTACCAAATCCACCATCAACTAATTCATCAATCACATCCCAACCAGATGGAATTACATTTCTAACGGTAGATTCGTATCGTTCGGTGATATTTTCTTTATATTCATGTCCGATATCAGTATCCTGTCCCGCTTTCATAGCGGAATCAATCTTAGATTTGATTACATCAAATTTACCCTCTTCTAATAACCCAACTGATTCTAAGATAGCGCTTTTGAACGTTTGGTTCTTACAGAACTCTAATGTTTGTTCTTTAACGTAATCTAAATCCTCAGATTCTAATTGATGCCAAACTTGCTTTAGGTTATCGATAATGGATTGCTTCAGAACATCTCTCTCAACCTTATCTACCTCATTCTTAAACACATCAAGGGTAGGTAACTTAGAATAGTTATCAAAATGTGATAAGGTCTTAGTTACCAACCATTCATTTGCTTCAGAATCGAACATCTCAGGTTTGAGAATATCATATACCGTCTGAAGGAATATCCTATCAGATAACAGCGCTGATACTATCTTTATCTGGAAGCTCGTTCCAAACTTATTTCCAAATTTATCCATAGAGTAAATATACGAATTTATTACCTAATTACCAAATTATTTTTTGGTTTGTTTCGAATACTTATCCAAATCCTGCCAAGTATTCACTAACCACGTATCAACGTTCTTAAAAGCAGTGTACAATTTATCAATCATAAACTCTTTTTTGAATGTGAACGAGTTAAGACCATTGATTGGTGAATCAATGATGTTTCGTATATTTGAAGTAATCGAAGAACTCATATCAGGTTCTGATAACTGCATCAAATCATAGTTCAATGTAAGTGTATCCTTACTCTCTAAGATTTTATTCTTCAGTTTATCATCTTCCAGCTCAGATACCCTTTCAAATAGTGTATCTAATGTTAGTTCTTCCGATTGAAGAAATTCCAATTTGTTGATTATCGTTTTTGGTCCAATTCCTCTTACACCAGGAATATTATCGGATTTATCACCATCAAAGATTCTATAGTAAACTAAGTTGTGGGATGGTACTCCATACAACTCCTTTACATCTTCTTTCTGCATCAGTTTCTTTTTAGTTGGTAGATATACTGAAATTCTATCATCCACCAATTGTAAGAAATCCTTATCAGAAGAGATAATCATAACTTCTTTTTCAAATATATGTCGGGCAGCGTATGCCATTACATCATCTGCCTCAATGTGGTCGATGTAACATAAGTCAACTGGTAGTAAATCTAAGTATTTAATCAGTAGGTTAAATTGATTTTTCATAGATTCTCTCTGGTCCTCCAAATCTTCGTAACCAACCAATCGGTTAACCTTTGTAAGACCCGCTCTACCCTCTTTGTAACCTTTGTACATCTTTTTTCTACGATGTGAGCCACCCTTACCATCAAATACAACCAAAACTCTTGTTGGTTTGTTCTTTCGGATAAGAGCGCCGAGGGATAACAGAAACCCTGTTACCCCTCCGACGTGCTCTCCATCATCATTTAGTGTAGGAACTGCACCAAACACTCTGATGAACATATTCAACCCATCTACAATCATAACTTTATCGTTAACATCACCAACGGATGTTTCACTTAGGTTACTTAACATTTCTTTGTAATTAGTCGATTGTATCATCAAATTCTGCTGTGTCTGTGTTCGTATTTTCTGATGCTTCTTTGTATCCTAAGATATATGCATCACAAATTTGTTTGTACATTTCTTCCTTCACTTCAGGTCGTTCTTCCAATAAGTTTTGGAAGTCCTTTGCTTGGAATTTAATTTCCTCGCCAGTTGATTCATCCACCCAAGTGTACCACGCACCACCTTGCGTTACCAACTTATATGTTTTCATAGTGTTTAACCACGAACCATATCTATCGATACCTCTATCAAAGTAGATTTCAAAATCAACTGAACGTAGTGGTGGTCCCATTCGGTTCTTAATGACCTGAACTCTGGTTTTGATACCAACGGTCTGTTCAACACCACCCACTTTAGAATTGAGCTTACCCATTTGTTTCATTCTCAATCTACACGATGCGTGGAAACCTAATGCTTTACCACCCGATGTAGTGTAAGGGTCACCAAATGATACACCCATTCTAACTCGTAACTGATTAGTAAATACTACCAAAATTCGCTCTCTACCAATGAGATTTGTAATCTTTCTCATTGCCTTTGAAATGATAATTGCTTTTTGTGTAGCGTAACCTGCTTGGTCGTAATCAGCAGATAGTTCCACCTTAGTGGTTGCTGCTGCTACTGAATCAACTACGATAGTTACCAACCTATCCTTATCAGATTTTCGGATAGATTCGATAATAGAATCCATAGCATCAAAGATATCTTCAACAGTCTCCAAAGGTACATAAAGTAACTTCTGAGTATCTACCCCCAGTGCTTCTAAGAATTCTTGGTTAATTGCGTTCTCTGTATCAATGTACACAGCCAACCCACCCTTCTTTTGAGTGTTAGCCAATGTATGTGCTGATAGTAGAGATTTACCGCTCGCCTCAAGACCTGTAACCTCAACAATTCTTCCTACAGGAAACCCACCATTTGGTCGGTTTGAGATAGCCAAGTCTAGCATGTCATCTCCTGTAGACACCCACTCAGTAAGGTCGGTGGGTGTCTGTTCGGAGCCATCTAAGAAGTAAGCTACCTTCTGTTGTCCTTTGAACTTTTTGTTAAGATTATCGGCCAGAATTGAACTCAATTCATCACGATTCGTTTTGGACATATTGTAGCTTATTAATTGTTAAATAAATCTTCAAATGCGTCTTTTACATCAGCAGTAGTTGCGTTTGATACTGCCGCTGGTTCATCATCTTTGAATGGTGAATCGGTTGATTGGGTTGGTTGAGTTTCCTCTTCCTCAGAATCACCTAACTGCCCAGTTTCCAACCACTTCTCCAACAAACCTTTCATCTCATCGTAAGAGTACTTTTTGAACATCGTTGGAAGTTCAATCTGGTCTTTAACCAATTCCAAAACATTCTTATCCTCTGTGATAGGAGTTTGGTTTGGTTTAACACGGATGTACGTTTCAGGATAGTTCTTACCCAACTCTTTAGCGGTTTTGAACTCTACAGTGATATCTCTACCACTAGTCGGGTCGGTCAAATCACCATAATCAGGGTCAGCGAAGAATGCCAACAATTCCTGGTATACGGTCTTACCGAATCCCCAAAACTTAACACCCTCAGATTCCTCACCTCTTACAATGACAGGAACATACGTTCTCATCTTAGGTGTAAGTTGTTTGGAAAGATTCCAATCGTTTCTATCTCCCGTTGCCTTCAATTGGTCAGCGAACTCCATAAGTGGGTCTGCCTCACCAAAGGTTTGGGGTGATAGAATGTTCTTACCACCAAATCCATAGTGGAAAAACAATTCGATAAAAGGGTTTGATTGATTGTGTACATAAGGTACGATTCGTACCTGCTGCTTGCCGGGCTTCGGCTTCCACAAATTGTCAGTCTTTTTTACTTTTGTCTGTAGACTGTCCAGACGGTTTCGGATTGCATCTAAATCGATTGCCATAATTACTCCATTTTTTAATTAGTTAAACATTTATTTTACAAATATACGAAAGTTTTTTCAAACTTCCAAGCACATTTCAATTTTTATTTTCAACACTCATTTACTCCCATGTGTTGATATGGTTACAAATATACGAAAGTTTTTTCAAACTTCCAAGTATAAATATCAAAAAGTTTTATTTAACATCAACTATTCGGAACAATTTTGTTCCCATTACCTTATACCCATCACCATCGGTAAGAATCAATGAGTTACGATAATCCTGCCAAGTTACCTGATAGGTTTTATCCTCTACCCCACCATTGAGTTCTTTAATCAATCGGTTTAATGCGTTAATGGTGTACATAGTGTTTGATTCTTTCTTCCGATGCACCATAATACTATTTGGTAGGAATCTATTATCTCTATCCGGCACTATATTATAACTAACCACCAATTCCTTTGATGGCTCTAACTTCAGAATAAAAATCTTACGACTAAACAATTCATACGATTCGAAAATCTCATTTAACAAATCTTCAAATGTAAGTTCTGTTGTAAACGTACATAGTAATTGCGTTCTCACCCATTCCCCTTATTTATTTGATTCCAAGAGACTGCTTAACCTTACCAAGAGGTAACTCTTTCACGCCTTCGAAGTTATAACTATACTTACCGCTATCATTAGTACCCATTCTGAATTGTGAATATTTGAAATCCCCCTTTTCGTTGATTCCCGATAAACCATATGCTCTCAAGGTGAAATACGTTTTTTGGTCAGAACTATATAGATAGAACACTACCACATCAGATAGGTCTTTATTCATTTTCTCCTCAACATAACTCTCTGAGCCAGGATATGGTTCATATGCAGTACCACCACCATCTTTACTTAAGCCATATACCTTATACAATGGTAATGTAGTTTTACCATATACCATTTCCTTTTCTAAGGATACCATTTGTGAATACAACTTACTCGCATCTGCATTCAAATCACCCATCATATTCTGTAGAACAATTGCTGATTGGAAGTTGGTAATCAACTTCGCAACATTATCCTTAGTTACAGGTGCTTTTATCTTCAAATCCTTATACCCAGCATAGTAAAACGCAGGGTTTTTATCTGCTGCCTTCTTTAGTTTGGTAAATTCATTGTTTGTGTTTTTCACAATAACATCTAACAATTTCTGGTCTTTAGATATCTCTTCAAAAGATTCCCACATTGATGCTTTACCTTCACCCAATAGGATACCCTCTTTGATTGTACCCGTCATACCAGCACGTTGTAATTGTTTTTCCAAATCACTAACCTGCTTAGTTGGTGCTTTTGTTAGTGATGAGTATATCTTCTTTCCCATAGAAAGCATCATATCACCAGCTTGCTTTAACTTAGATAGGAAGTCCGTACCAATGTTTCTGATAAAACCCATACCTCTTTTAACGAAATCACTAAACCCTTCGTTAATCGCAAGGTCTAATACATCATTGTTACTCAACAATCCATACTTATCTTTTAGGTATGAATAGATTTTACCCAACTGAGCTGAATCCTTACCTTTTTTAAGTGATATCTGAATAAACTTAATCTTCGTTCCTTTGATTGTACAAACACCCTTTCCATCATACTCAACAGGCATTCCCTTTTCTAAGTTTGCTATCAATTCTGGACCAGGCACATTTGATACAACAGCATCGGTTGTATTTTCCTTAACACCATCGACCAAATCGGAACGTTCGGTTGCAGTATAATATGCTTTGATACTCTTATGGATTAGGTATGGTTTAAACGATAGTATATCATCAGTAAATTTAGTCATACCTGCCATTAACTGACCCAATAGAATCCAATCACCCAATGGCATATTATCTAACTTCTTACTAATTTCACCAGCATTAGCATAATCACCACTACTCCCCAATGCTTTTACAACTTTATCTTTTACTTTGGCTACAACCTTTGGAAGTTCATCTGCAGTTTTAGCTGAACTTAGTGTATCTAATATTGAGATACCATTTACGAACAATCCCATACACGCCGCGGTTTCTAATACTTCGGTGTTCCAATTAACGTTGTTAGGGGATGCACCCTTTCTCATCTTACCAAATAGAGAACGGAATTGGTTTGCGGATGCGGTAATCTTATATGTTTTCTTTGTATCATCTGCGGATACATAAACAGTTGGGCCTGAACCAATGTTAACTTCTACCGCATCATCCATTTCGCCCATTTTAGTAAACGGGCCTTTTGGATTCTTCTCACCAGAAGGTAATCCCTTAGAGAATAATTCCGCCGTAGCCTTCAAGGGTAAAAATCTATCACCTACTGAATACTTAGAATCAAAGATTGATGCTTCCGATAGGAGAACCCCCAACCCTTCAATAACCTCCTGCATTTTCTCTTTTTCCAATGCAGTTAGTGCGTTTCTTTGAATATCTTTTTCAGCTTTCTCTTTATCATCACCAGTCTCAGGACGTTCTTCTTCAGATTCATCCTCTTCTTCCCAAACATATCCAGGTTCATCATCATCATCACCATCACCGTGCAGATGTGCTGATACCGCAGTATCATTTCTACCTACAACAATACCTGATGTTCTATCACCACCTAAATGAAAGTTTGTAGGTGTTTTGACAGTACTTTCTATAATGTATTCGATTACATCAGAATCGAAATCATATTTTTCTCTTAATACCTTTTTGAGTCCTTCAATCGATTTTTCAGATAATGGATTTTTCGCAAGTTCACCACGACACTCTATCCACCATAAATCGATTAGTTCATTAAGAAATTCATTCATATCATATCCATTGTTTCAATATTCGTAGATTCCATTTCAGAATACCTATCGCCTATTTCCATTTTTGTGGGGAATCCATTCCCTTCTATAAGTATCTTTAAATTTTGTAAAATACTCATTTCTTCGGGATGTATATCTAATAAGTATGAATCATATGTGTATAACACCATTTTCGATTTCATACCACTTAAAAATTCAACCACTTTTGAAAGTATCTTCATATTCAACTCCGTTTCCGTTGCTTGTAGTAGGTAGTTGAATAGTTTGTTAGCATTCATATCCTTTAGGTTGGATTTAGATAGTACCCTACCCATTGGAGTTTTGATAAATCCGTTTCGATTGAACTCCATCCACATCAAATCAATTTTGTGTGAAACTTTTCCGAAAAGTGGAATACTTCGGTATTCCTCTTGCACCCCACCATACAATTGGCGGAATGTGATTCCTTTTGATTCATCATAGGATACCCCATACATATCGGCAAGTGCTTGGTGTCCACTCACATCGGTTGAAATTGGTTCACCTACCATCTTACCAATGATACGCGGGTGATATGCATCGTAATCAAATTGTACCAACTTACCCCCTTCGAACCTACTTACGAACCTATCTCTACTACCATCATCCTTATTGAGTGCCGCATAGTTTATCCCTCCGAAATTGTTTGAAGGACGTGATGTAATAGTGAATGGGTGGTACTCTGTCCACTCCAATCCATTTGTTGTATAGATTCCGTTTGATTCTACTTTATGTAATGGCTTAATATAGAAATTTTCAAATTTCTTCACACATTCGAAACTCACACCACCCAAATCGTAATACTGAAGGAAATCATTTCTAACATCTCTTATCATCTCTATTTGTTTTGAGATTGGGATAAGATTGTTAACTCCTTTTAGGTTACTGAACCTACGATGATAAAATGTATGTGTTGGTGTTGCGATAGATTGTAATGGTGAGTTCGAATGTAAATACTTTACCCATCCCGCATCTACTGAGTTTGGTATCTGAATGTGATTAAGTAATCCTTTGTTACCATACACATATGCTCTCTCAAAAGAGAACGTAATTTTATCCAAAATGGTTGTATGGGTATCTATGTTCTTTAGGTTGATTAAAACCTCTCTATCCTCTTCTATATCGTATATATACAACAAAGATAACCCGTCATTATGCGGGTGTACGGATATACTCTCCCAAATGGGATGAATATATACCTCTTTCATAGATATATTTCCCTCAGCAAGAAATTCAACCATACATCAAATATACGAAATTATTTCTTATCAAGCAAACTTTTGTATAGTTTTTCTAATTCACTACGTTCCTTATCGGTCATATAGCGAGGTTTACTACCCCTATTTAACTTTTCCCATTGTTCGGGTGTAACTGTATAATGTAATCCCATACTCTTAACTTACAAATTGATTGGTAGGAATCTCAATTCCTTTTTGTTTCTTAATCTGATAGAACACATTGAAGAATGCTTTGTAAACCTTTCCAGCATGCTCCAAATAATCAGAGTTAGGATTCTTCCACATTAACTGACCACCACTCATATGATGTTTGTTCACTATCTCAATCTCATACCCATTGAGAAGTTTGTTAACAATCTTTTGTTGAGCGGGAGTAAATTTAACACCCTCAATCGCTTTTTGAAATTCTTCTATCTTATTCATATCTCTCATTCTTACACTACTAAAGTACGAATAATAGTTGAGATATCCAAATTTCTAATGTTAAATAAATGTTAAATTTTGTTAATGGGTTATGGAGTATAATATTCCAAAAAGTCCAGCAGTTTGCTTTTTAGATTGGGATACTGTTCTGAATAGAGTTCGGTTGTACGTTTGTTCGTATCAAATACACCAGATTCTTTAACATTTCCCATTTCATCCAATATATCATAAACAGGTCCTTTGATTTTCCACTTCAATTTAAAACCCACCCAGATTGGAGCTGCTAATCCATCTTTTGTTCCAATTTTAGCGTAATCTTCTTGTGATAATTCTAAAACTCTACCATCGTTCTGCTTATATCCAAAATATCTTTCGAAATAAGCTCGTTTTGTATCTTTATCTGTAATTTCTTCTACATTTTGATTTGGAATGAAAGTTTTTTTGATATCAACTTGCTTAACTCTATCGTACTCATAGTTTGTTGCGATATCAATACCCATATCATTAACTGAACCAATACTTTCTACATCGATATATGGTATTAACCTTCTGGACTTGCCTTCAACGAAGTTTGATTCAGAAAATACCTCACCCGTAACATATTTGTGATATTGCCCCACATATTCGGTGGTATCCAAATACATCCACTCACCACCATTGGTAATCAAACCATTGGTAATTTGTGCTTTTGAGTAATATACCCTACTACGTTTGTATTCACCTTGTGCCATTATTGCATCCTCATTACAGTGTTTATTGAAGTCTCCCAATCACCCTGCCCATCAAAAGTATGTTCAACACCAGTTATACTGAAGAACGCATTTTGCTTATATACTGATGGTATTCTATCGGTTGTAATATTGGCTAAATATGGAATTCCCCAAATCCCATCCAAAGTAATACTTAGGTTCAAAACAAACTGAATTTCCCCATATCTACCACCATCTTTTAATTTTGAATCAGTAGCACAATTTCTTAAAATATAGTTTCTACACGCCTCTTTATACGATGAAATTTTGGCATCATCAAACCCATCATTACCATATTTTAATCTGATTTTTTTTAATTCCGGTTCATCTGGAGGTGAGCCTCCACCAAACTTTGGCGGGGTTGGGCATTTCGAATTAAATGGTGTTTTTACACCACCAGCCAACTGTCCACCAATTACACTCGTTCCCTTTGTAATGTTTGCGGGGGTAGCAGCAATCATCATATCAGTATCAAAATCAGAATCCAACGATATTGCCCTCGTTATACACTCATCACCCATTGCTTTAAATTCATATGGTTCTACTTTAGATACCGTTACTGCTTTTTTGTTTCCAAGAAGTAATGTCATTGGCGTTTCGGTATTAACTATCTGGTTTGGTCCTAGCATATTACCGTTCACATCAGTTGGGATAAGTTGTAAAGAAATCAAACCACCTGTCAAATCCTCCAATTCAGCAAAAACCGCTTTTAAGTAATCAACTACTTTTGGGTTCATTTTTACACCACTTTTATATCCAGCCTTTCGTGATAATTCCATATACTTCTCATTTAAGAACTGTATTGATACTGCTATTTCACCCACATCAGTTGTGCCACCACCTCCTACTACACTACCCCATTTTGAGAAATTTTCTGCGTAATTACCTTCGTACCAGCTATCATCATTAGGGTCGCCATAATTACTTTGATTACCCGGAAGTATAAATTTTCTCGGGTCTGCACACCCAATTGCTTCTATTTTAGGCCAAGTTCCTAATTTACCCTCAGCGAGTTTGTATGTGTATATACTATCTGGATTTTTAGTGGACTGATAATTTATAAAATTTAATAGATGTTCGACAGTCGTATATCCTACATACACTTCAGTATCATTGAGGTAACCAGGAGCAGTTATAATTTCCGCAGCATAATAATATCCCGTTCCCCAAGGGTCTCTATGTGATTTATAAACCAATTTATTATTTCCTATATCATCTACCGAATCTGGCCCTTCATCATCATCAAGACCAAATGCTCTACGGAATCCTTTTTGTAATCCCTTTAAGAAATCAGCCTGCGGGTCCGACTCTGCATCTGCATCACCGTCCTCATCTTTTTCAATACCACCCATATCATCAGCTGACCACAATCCTGCGGCTGACATACATTTTATATTACAATCAAATGAACCATCATCTGCCATTGAGAATCCAAAGTTATATACATTCGCTGTTACTTTACCAACGTTAGCTCCACCAGAGTATCCTTCCCAACCAAAATTAAATTCAACCTCAGCACCCACTCTGAAGTAACACGCATCAATAGCTTCTAATTGTGCTTGAGTGTAACACGTAAAACTGGCTTCAATTTCGTATATGAATGAATCAGCATAATCTTGTGCACCTTGATTACTGATTTTAACCGATTTTAATTGTGGTTTAAATCTACGAACACCACCTTCGGTTTCGTACAAATCAATATGAGGCCCTCTAAGTCCAGGGTCGCCTATCTTCTGGCCACCTGTGGAACAAAATACCGTTGTACTCTTACCAGTACCCTGCATACTAACCCAAGCATATTTCTGATAGTTCCATTTTACGTTCTTACCTGAAACATATGCTTTCCTAGCATCCAATTCGGTTTTCTGTGCCCCGTCTATACTTTTCTCAAAACTAAGTGCCATACTTTTTTACTATTATTGGTTTAAGTTATTGTATTCTTCAACGATTGATAAGTGGTCATATGGTATCCGTAGTTGAATACCAATTGGAATATTTAAATCACCCTTACCCAAATTGTTTGCTCTAGCCAATATCCACCACAATCTAGCATCTTGATAGTATTTGTGGGCTAGATTATCTAATCTATCACCCTGTATGGATATGATATATCTATCCTTTGAATTTCTTTTCATTTCAGGATATCTTACGGTTTTTCGGTATCTCTTACCATTTTCCGTTTTAAGTACTTCTATGTATTCGTATCTGTTAGCCATATCTTATCCCAAATCGTAAACGTTAGACATTGCATATTGTGGAATCGCATCATCTAATATCTTCATTCCAATTGCCACATCAATACCCATTGAAGCTTCTTCATCCACATCCCAAGGTACTTCATCAGAGAATGTGTATGATAGCGATTCAATGAATGATAATTTATTCTTCCAAAGATTACCCAATGTGAATGTAACCAAAGTACCAGTATACCCCTTTGTACCATAAGTTGGCATCGTCATCGATGATAATCTTTCTAATTTTGTGTATAGTGGTTTTAACTCTGCTTTTGATGTGGGATACACCTGAAAGTTAAAACTTAAACTTCTCTCAAACGTAGAATATTTGTATGCCTGGTCAGCTCTACCATTATATTTGAACGAATCCCAAGATGGTGAGAATGTTTCTGTAATACCACTCACAGCACCTCTGAATTGTATTTGGGAGCCACCACCATAAACATTAAATAGTAGTTTAATTAAATCATTTTGTGCTTCAGCACCAATTGCAGATGTTTGTACAGCATCACTTGATAATGATTTAGTTCTATCACTTCTATCTGTACCATGTGCTGGCGCAGATGGGAATCCTACACGAGCTTCTATGTTATCGTTTGTGTAGTTTTGGTTATCAGCTCGCTTCTTTCCATTACCATCATAAAGATTTCTGAAATCGTTGAACGTCGTATCACCAGCAACTCTTTTTGGTATCTTACCATATGAGATTGTTTCGTAGTTTTTTATGATTTCTGCGGCCGCTGTATTCTTTTCTAATGGGTGGATAGTACCTTCAGTATTTTTAGTATTATTCTTAAAAGAATCTGGTAGGTTGTTTGCATTTAATCCTAACTCAGTATTATCTGGTTCAAATGGAAGGCCTGGCAAACCTGATTGATTAGGTCCACCCTCAGTTGGATTATATTGGTTTTGGGTTGTATATCCGCTAAATAAATCTGGAAGTGTACTTACATTTCTAGATGGTAATAACCCATTCGGAATTAACCCATATAATGAGTTAGGGCCGCCCGTCCCAAGAGCTAGAGTATTAAATTGTTCACCAACAAATTTACTCGTACTGATTGTGTTAGCTGCTATTGTAAATGTTTCATTGTACAATTGTATCAATCGGTTTCCAGTAACTGGAACACCAAGGGTTACATCATCAATATGAGTTAATTTCTTACCTTTTTGTGTTGCGCTATAAGTTTCAACTTCAGGGTCAAATGGAGTGAATCCGTGTCTCTTTGGTCGTAATCCAACAAATCCACCAATTGCGGATGCGATTGTGTTAATTGGAGTCCAAGTTTTAGTTAACCTCTTACCGGTCAATGTTTCCACATTTGGATTAGATGCTTGTAACCCCAAATTTTTGATTCCCCACAGCAATCCATTTACAGAAATCATCCACTTACCAAGTCTAACAGCATCTACTACCGACCTATCAACTGCAGTAACAATACCACCTCTAACCAACCCGTCATCGACTGGGAATCCAAATCCCCACTTTTGTGGTTCACCTTTATCAATTGGCTTTCGTTGAATACCTCTCATAATCAATGGATGTGCGAACGCAGCCGTTCCTAAATTAAATGCATCATCTCTAAGATTATATTTGTGATACATTTCATCTAAGAATGAAGGTGAGTTCTTCATCTCATGTAATTTGGATATGCTTGGATTTGTTAATTCAGTATCTACATAATACTTTGTATCAAAGTTATATCTCTGAGTCAATCCAGTTTCTTTACCCACCTTAAACTTACCATATCCAGCTCTGAACGATAATCCGTTAAATGCCCCACTAAAGTTACTATATAATGAACTTACATTATCAAACTGAGTATTATCGGGATTTATACCAACAAATTTGGTTTTAGTTTTATCAGTAAAGTTCTGAGTAAACCCAATTGCCTTATCGTTTGTAAACATATCCACAGATGGTGGAGTAACCGCCTGCTTATCTTTGTTGTTTGGGGTTTTGAAATTCTTTGGAGTCGTTTCACCTAAGAACTGTGCACCTAAATTCATATCACTTGGAGTAGTTTCACCTAAGAATTGTGCCCCCAAATCCATATCGCTTGGAGTAGTTTCACCTAAGTACTGAGATTGATTATTCATCTCAGTTGGAGTTGTTTCTCCTAAGTACTGAGATTGTGGTGCAGCTGAATTTGGTGTTGTTTCTCCTAAATACTGTGATTCATTGTTCATCTCAGTTGGAGTTGTTTCTCCTAAGAATTTTGATTCTGGTGCAGCTGACTTCTGAGTAGTTTCGCCTAAGAATTTTGATGTATTATCCATAGGAGTTGGGTTGGTTTCACCCAAAAACTTAGATTGTGGTGCTGCTGATGTAGGGGTTGTTTCTCCGAGATAATTTTCGGAATTATCCATTGTTTTTGGTGTTGTCTCCCCTAAGAATTTCTCAGAATTATCCATTTTAGATGGATTCGTTTCACCTAAAAATCTCTCCGATGTATCCATACGATTTGGAGTAGTTTCCCCTAAAAACTGCTCTGATGAATCCATTTTTGATGGGGTTGTTTCCCCTAAGAATTTTTCTGAGTTATCCATCGCTTGTGGATTTGTTTCACCTAAGTAGTTTGGTGAATTATCCATCTTCTCTGGTGTAGTCTGACCTAAATATCTTTGTTCCAAACTCATTCGAGTCGGTGTAGTTTCGCCTTTGAACTTCTCTGAGTTATCCATAGGTGTTGCTGATGTTTCGCCTTTGAACTTATCACCCTGCTGAACTTTATTTGGGTTTACACCCTCTTTATTTGTTGTTGTTTGGGAACGTGGGATTTTCGGCGCTGAATCTACCAGTGAACTCAATGGTGTTTGGTTCTGGTTTGATTTTATATCCTCTCTCTTTTTAGATTCCAAAGGTTCTTTCTTTGGCATTCTAAACTTGGACAAATCCGATTTCATATCTTTCAGTGCCATTAGCTAAATCCTCTTGTTGATACACTCTGTCTACTTTGTACTCTTGTTATCTTCTGTACTGCTTTACCATCGATGTTTAGTACAATAGGTTGTGCTTTAATATCACTGCGTAACCCTTTTATCTCTTCTAATAATTCTGCGTTACCACCACCACTACTATCTGAACTCTCAGAATCACCGCCACCCATTCCGAAGAACTCACCAAGACCCATTAATGTAGGTGCTAGAGCTGCCAATCCAGCTATTGCACCGAATATTGGTATTGCGAGTAATCCCGCACCAGCAACTGCTACCAATCCACCACTTATAGAATATAATGCGCTTGATAATTGGAACATTGGTGATACTAAATCACCCATACCACTCATAGATTCGGTAACTATCGACATATTATCTGCCACCGCTGCCAACCCATCACCAGCATCTTTAACTCCTGGTCCAACTTTTGATAATTCTACTATTTGGTCTACTAATCCACCACCAAACCAACTAGCAAATGCACCTACTAATAATGATGCTGAGAATGCCAACATACCAACCGATGCCAGCATCAAAGCAGGTCCTAATAGTAACAATCCTGCGATTGCTTCTGGTGTTATCGCACCTAACATTGTTACAAATCCATCGGCTATTGCCTGAATGATTGGTGGAACTGCACTCATAACACCTACAATAACATTACCAAATGCCTCTATTAATGGTGATAGCAAAGATAATGCGAATGCGAATGGAATCATAGCCGCACCTAATGCTGCCATCAATCCAATACCAATTAATACAAACACAGCCGTACCCGGATTACCAAATGCTGCTAAACCAGCGGCTAATGCTGTAAAGTTTGCTTGAATTATAGGTCCAGTTGCTGGGATGGACATGAATGCTAAGAATGGAATTGCTAATAGTCCTACCGCAAGTGCCGGTCCCACTAACATCATTGTTAATGCACCTAACGCACCTTGTGGCATTTGAGCCAAACCTCTACCCAAACTTCCAAAATTTTCTTCCAATGCCTTTAGTTTAACTTTACCCATAAACAATAGGAATGGGATGGATGGAAGTGCTATAACAAATGCTGGCCCTGCTAATGCAACTACACCAACACCTGCTAATACTTTAGCATCACCCATTTCTCTTAAACCATCGGCTAATGATTTTAATCCACCACCACTACCTTGTGCGGCTTGACCTGCTTGCCCTCCGGCATCTTGTGTAGATTCCATTCCTGGAACTCCACCACCACCGCCACCTTTTTTCTTAAATGGATTCAGATTACCAAGACCTGTACCTCTACCCTGCATAGTATTTAGGATAGCCATTTGTGCGATGTATGCAATCAATCCAGTAGTTGCTTCTTTTAAACCACCAGGTACTCTTTCCCACAGTTCCATTGCGGTCGATGCGGCATCGGCTAGTGGGCCAGATTCGGTAACAGTTGCACTTTGAATTTGAATCATCTCTGCTAACTTATCAGCACTCACACCAATAGCTTCCGCATATACCTCTTGCCCACGTGGTCCGAGCTCGGCGAATTGTTCAGCGGACATCTTGGTCTGTTCTATGGCTTTCTGTAGTGCTTTCTCGTCGCCTGTTCTCTGATACTCTAAAGCGGCTGCCTGCATAGCACCCATACCCTGAATTTGGTCTTGTGTTAACTTACCCTGTAACATCACTCTGGCTTTAGATTGAGCTTTCATAGTACTTTCGATATCCATCATATTATTAGCAATATCCTGCATATCTGAAAGGTGTAATCCTTGCTTACTTAGTTCGATTGTTTTTTTAGCGAGTAACTTTATTTCTTTTTCGGTTAGTCCCACTATTCGTCTCTGCTGAGCTCCTAAATCTTTGAATACACCACTCGCCATCACACCCGCATCTTTAGCCATATTTTTGATGTCGGTAGTTAGTTGTTGAGAATCACCTGTAGCACTATCAAATGATTGTGCTAACTTAGCTGCATCTTCACCACCCACACCAAATTTAGTCATTTCTGCCATTGCGTTACGCATATTGTTCGTTAACCCAGCAGTTGTACCCATTGTTTCTGCAAAATCTTTAGTTGCTTGATTCAACTCCTCTACACTAAATCTAGAAAAAAGAATCTCCGGTGATAGGTTTTTGATTCCCTGAAGCATTGCTTGCCCACCATCCATACCCAATTCTTTATTTAGTTCTGATGCGAATCCAATTGTGTTTTGAAATGCTGCTCCAATCTGTTCAGTTAATCCTTTGAATAGAGCCATAGCTGCAGCAATACCAGTACCTGCTTTGAGCATATCACCCATAGTACCTAAACTGGTGTATAGACTATCATTAGCATCTTCGTAATACCCATTTATTTCATCAGCTAAATCTTTACGCTGTTTCTCCTGCTTAACTAACTCTTCGGCATCCTCTAATTGTTTAAGTAGTGCGATGCCAATATCTTTATTAACACCCTTATACTTCTCAATTATCTCATTTTTCTTTTCTTGTATTGATGTGAGTTTTGATTCCAAGGACTTCTGACCTTTTATCTCATCTATCAACTCCTTTTGAGCAGTGGTTAGATTTCCAGTCTTTGTAATCCTATCTTGCAATATGGCAGACAGATTTCTTTGAATCGCCTCTTCACCTTTTACAGCTGCGATTCGTTTTTGTGTATCTTTATTGAAATCTTCTGCCATTTATAAACTCAAATTATAGAGATGTCTGATTCCAGTCTACTGGTTTTATGTTGTATTTTTTAAGGATTCTCTGATACTCTGGGTCTTGAGTAAGCTTTTCAAGTTCCTTTTCTTTGTTCTGCTTTTTGATATTTTTGAAAAACCTATCAATAAATCCTTCAGATAACCCTTGGTTTCTGAAATGTTCTGTTAAATTTGTTTTTGTAAGTCTAGCCATATTAGATACTCCGTTTGTTCTATATAGTATAAATATAGAAATACCCAACAAAATTGTTGGGTATTCATATTATCTTCTTCTTGATTTTGCTTTCTTCATTTCTTTATCATGTGCCTTCTTTTCAGCTTCTTTAAATTCTACAATTTTAGTAATGTAGAATGTTCTAGCCCAAACAGGCATATTATAAACATCATTCCATGTAAATCCACCATTTCCGTGATAAATTAAATCAAAAAGTTG